CACTTAATAAGATTTTCGTCTGATTATTAGGAGTCATTTCTACTGAAGTTGTTGCAACTTTTACCATTTTGCCTGTAGCATGAAATGCTGCCAGCATATTTCTTCCGTCTGGCAGCGGAGTACGTGCCATCGCCGAAGCAAGGTCATCTGCTTCTTGTCCGGCCGCAGATTCGACTAAATTCATTAGAGTATCATGCTCTTCTGCCATTAGATTTTCTGTAGTAACTACAATAGCATTTTCTGGCTCGTTTGGCACTACTTTATACGCTACTACAACTTTTCTTTGATTTGTGGTCATACGACCTACATGCTTTAACATAAAATAACCTCCTTAAGGTGTTTGTTGTTGTGCTGCTACGGCACCTAAGAACTGCTCTAATTTACCATATGTTTGACCTACAGTAACCATCTCATTAGGCTTAAATGCACCACGCTGACTTGCTACATCGATAATATTTTTAAGTGCTTGCAAGTCTTGAACTGTTAGATCTGGGCCTTGTGCTTCTGTTGCGTTTGACTCGGGTGCTGCTTGTTCAGCTTGTTTAGTTTCTTCGCTCATATTTTACTCCTATATTAATATATATGCGCAGTTTATTTAGTTGTACTTTAAATGTGGACATGCTAACATGAAATAACTCATATCTTTAGATTCTTCAAATCCTATTGTCATTGTATTAATTATTTTATTATCATTATCTAACGATACATTTTTACCTACATAGTATCTTTTCTTTAGATTTCTTTCGATCCATTTTACCAAACTATCTTCCAGGTTATATCTAAGAGGAAGATCAACATACTCATAATGAGGCGGCGCAACTGAAGTGCGCCTTACATTGAATATGTTTAATGGGTTTGGGTCTTTTAGTTTATACATTATTATACTTCATAATGTGCTGTTGTACCAAACGGTGCTTGCAAGTTTTTGTCATGGTGGCTGTGAATAACAAATACTGTATCACAGTAGTCTTCTTCGCCCCAGCTATCCCAAGCATAGCCGTCTGTAAACATTAGAAACTTCTTAGGCTGAATGTCATTCTCTTTCATATACGTCCAGTTCGCCATAAAGTCAGTGCCGCCGCCGCCGAAGATTTCGTACTCGGTTAAATCTTCTCCGCAATCTGCACTGTAATCTTGTTCATTATATACATTAGTGTCAAAGCACCAAATCTTAATTTTATAGTCTTTGTATTCGTCCATGATGCCTTTTACTTCGCCTAAGAAGTCTTGTGCTTGAGCATTACCAATTGATCCTGACATATCTAATGCAATACAGATGTCAATTGTTTCGTCATTGTTCATGCCTGGAAGAATAGCACCAGTGTGCCAGCCCTTGCGTCCTGGACGACTAAATGTGTAGTCGCTCTTAATAGTGCTTTGAATCTGTTGACGTAGAATTTCACGCCAGTTCATCTTAGGCTCTGTAAGTTCTTTAATCATGCGCTGTACACCTGCAGGTATATTTCCAGCACCTGCCGCCTGCGCCGCATTGATCATAGACTCTTTGATTTCGTCTTTGATCTTTTTGAGTTCTTCTTTAGAGTACTTTGCAGGCTTTTTACTTATTTTGTTGCCGTTTGAATCAGTGCCTTCTTCGCCATCGTCGCCTTCACCGTCATCGTCACCATCGAGGTGTTCGTCTAGCATTTCACCTTTTTCGTCTAGTTCTTTTAGGAGTTCTTCTAATTCTTTGCCTGCTTCTTTTGCCTCGTCAAAAAGTTTATCGTAAACTTCTTCCGAAGTCCATCCGTCATACTGAAAATCTTGAAAGCAATCTACAATACTAGGTTTATCTCCAATGCGATCACGTACAAGTGTGTTATTAACAATATAGTCAGCGGCAATGTTATATAGCATAGGGTTACGATCATCTCTACGACCGATATGATCAAATACCATATGCAGAATTTCGTGTGCAACAACAAACTCAATTTCTTTATTGTTCATTGCGTTAAAGAATTGTGTGTTGTAATATAAGTTACGACCGTCTACAGCCGCAGTAGGTAACCAATCATCTGCTGCCAAAATGCGCAAACGTGTAGCCATATTACCAAAAAAAGGATGACGCAATAGTAAGCCCACTCGTGCAACAATAATACGATCGAGTACTTCTACACGCATTTCTTCAAGTTGCTCGGGTGTAATATCCGGATCTGGTGTCCAGTTTTTAAGTTTGCTTGCGGTATCTTTTGCAGTAGCCATGTGCGCCTCTTTTCAATGTTATGTATACATTATATGGTATTTAATCAGATTTGTCAACCAAAAAAGAAAGAGTGGGCTCAAAAGAACCCACTCTGTTTAACATTATGCAGATTGTGCTGCCTTAATGTATTTGCCATAACGCTCGTGGAACTCATCAAAGCACTCCACTTCGTCAGGATCGATAGGCAACGAGTACTGTGTAAGTGCGAGCTTGATGCCCATAACCACTAGCTCAGTATCGAAATTGTCCATCGAAAAGCGTAGGAAGTTGTTGACTTTGTCATCAAACTTCTTATCGCCGCTGTCACAGGCTTCTTTAAGTTCGTAGCAGAGTGAAACAGTTAAGGAATACATTGCACTGATCTCTTTACCGCTCATCTCCTTTACTTTGCCTGCAAGAATGTCAGTTGGGTTAGGCATGCTAGCAGCAACCTTGCGGTGCGCCATAAACTTGACAGCCAGGCCTTCGCCAACTGCACCACTTACTAAGTCAGTAGTGGTATTTTCGTCCAACTCATCTTCTAGCAATTCACTCACAAATGACCAAGAACGAGGTGTTGCAAATGAACGACTAGGTGACTTAGGATCAAAATCGTATAAATCTTTTTTACTAAATGTAAGGAAACCTACAACGTCTTTGTGAATATTATTATTAACACTCCACTCAAACCAATCGTCAAAGTTAACAGCTAGCTCAAGGTGAATAAAGCGGTTAGCCAACGGAGCAGGCATACGATAAGTAACACCTTTGTCAGCTTCGCGGTTACCTGCTGCAACAATCATTACATTGTCAGGCAGTTTGTAAGTTCCTACACGACGATTAAGAATCAGCTGATATGCTGCCGCTTGTACAGCAGGAGCCGCTGAGTTCATTTCGTCTAGGAACAATACAATGTTGTCGTATTGTGCCGCAAACTCTTGGCTAGGAAGTTCGCTTGGAGCACCCCATACCATTGTATTATCGTTTGAATTAAAGTACGGAATGCCTTTAATGTCTGTAGGCTCCCAAAGCGACAAACGAATATCAATAAGATGCGAATTAACAAATCCGTCTGTAATTTGCTTTACGATATCAGACTTGCCAATACCCGGAGGCCCCCAAAGGAAGATAGGACGCTTTTTAGTAAGAGCGTGTTTAATACTCGCTTTAGCCGAATTTGGGCTAACTGTACGTGTTGCTACATTTTCCATAGTGTATTCCTCTTAGTTGGATCAGTGCTTATTTCTAACTATGTATATATAATAGCATCACTAGAGTAAAAGTCAACCACTTTTTAATCTTTTTTTGATCTACTCATAGCTTTTGTTAGGCCATACTTTCGCAGATCTCCACTAAAAAGAGTAAGTTCGACTGCTTTCTTTTCGTTTGTTACAGTAATACTTCTATTTGTAAGATAGTAAGGACAATCTATGAATTGATCTAAAAATATGATAACTTGTGTAGTTAGCGGCATTTCGCGAGGATAAGGAATATCATAAGTTGCTAATCCTATTTGACTTACAATATCCATACCAGATTCTGTTAGTCTTAGACCGCCTGCATTTTTATTACGGGTATTTTGCCACCATAGAGGCATATACTCTTTAACGTTGGTATCTGATATAGCTTTTCCAAGTTCTTTTAAAAAGATTTTAGTATATGTTTCTTTCCAGTTCATTTTACTTTTGCAACACACTGGTCCCAAGAAATGTCATTGTGAAATCTTAAACTTATACACCATCTGTCGTGATCTTTCATTTCTACAGTATGCGGAATGTCAGTTCTTACAAGAGTGGGTGTATTTCCTATGACTTTACGATGAGTTTCCTTAAGATTAATTATTGGCCATTCGTGATCTACATAGTTGTGATTATCGTTTATTGATGCATTTGTCTTAGGTGTTTCGTACCACACCATTTCGCTATCGTCCTGTCCAACACACCAATTTAATGCACCTCCTAAAATAGTTCCATTAGGTAGCATATCGCAATGCGCTCCAGGATGTTGATACAGAGGCTTTCGCATAAAGCATTGTATAGTACCAATAACTAAGTTATATTTCTCGTATAAATTTATTAAAAATTCGTCATTGAAGATAGTATCTGGTTCTAATCTCCAAATACCTATTTCGTCTTTGTTGTAAATTGCAACTTCGTTAGGACGCCTTGGGTTGTCAAGAATATAGTCTATTAAATCAACTTTATAACAATTTTCAACATCTAAGTCAACTTGAAGATACGGATCGCTCATTTATTCTTCGCTTTCTAAAGTTCCTGCTGTAAGTTTGTATACTTCGAATTCTTGGCACTTAAACATATCGTTAAGTTTTTTAGCAAGATTGTGAGCATGACCGGGATTACTGAACGAAACTTTTTTATATTTAGGACCAGGATAGTTTGTAAGTGCGTTAGAACTTTTAAGATTAAAAGGCTTACCTTTATAAAAGACAGCCCAAATTGCTTCGGCCTCAAGAACTTGTTCGCTCTTATAAGTTTTACTATTAATGTTTTCTAAAATAACTGTTGGCTTTGGTCTACTCATTTATACGTAATCCTTTAATTAACTACGTATATATTTATCTTTTTTGAAGTTATCTGCGTATATTATTTCCAACCAGTTCCGCCGTCTAACTGCACTTCTATTCGCTGTTCTTCTGAAGATTTATTTTCAGAGACAAACTTTTCAAGATCACCGTGCAATCTAGACATAACTATGCCTAATGTAAATGCTAGATTTTTTGCTTGATTAATATCTAGCTTCACTTCTCGGGCCCTGCTATTTTCAGCAGTCTTAACTTGTTGTATAAACTGCTGTAATGGTGCGGTGTTAATAGGATCAACGGTTTGCACGACTTAACTCCTGACGCATTTCTAAATCTGTTTTGAATGGTCCTTGATACTTGTACCGTTCAACTGTAATAAGTTTAGGACAAAAAGATTTAACCCATCCTTTATCAAACTTGATAATATAGTATCCTGCACAGTAAAGACTTTTTGATTTCTCGCTTTTAGTAAACAAAGGCAGTTTACGCTTTACATCAAACATGCTATTGAACGGAGACACACTTGTTGGAAATCCATTTACATCTAATGCAGCTGAATTAGTATTTGATTCTTTATCACTCCATACAATGTCGACACCAAACTTCTTTTTCATTTGCTTTGTGTTATCAAAGAAACATGTTTCTGCACTACTAGAGAACATGTAACGGTCATCGTTCCACGACATAGTGCCAATTTTTTCACCATTGTCCTCAACGATCCAAAATTTATCTTTTAGAACAGGTTTTGCTTTTAATGTCATCATTTTTACCTCCATTTCTTATACTTTAGGATACTTTGCTTGTAATGCTTCGGCATACACTTGTGCTTGATCTGCAATACGTTGCATGTCCCATTTAGCACAGAATTTCATAAGTCGTAGTCCAACTTGTGTAATTTGTTTAGGTTCTACTTCTGCAATAGTATTATTAATTATCTCTCTAATATCTGCAGGCTGTGCAGTCAAATCACACAATGTAACATTACGTGTATAGTCATCTAACACACGATGTTCTACACCTTCGTGATCAGTCCAACGCTGTAACATCATGTTGTTCCAATTGTAGCCTTTTGTTTGTTTATCTTCAAACGCTTCTATTAGTCCAACTTTGTTCTTAGTGCCTTTCTTGCGCACACCTGGATAAGCACTAAACACATTATCACTAGTGTCGCCGCGCATACATTTCTCAAACAACATAAAGTCAGGTTGCGGAGCAGGCTTTGCTTCCTTAGTTTTCTTGTCGATTACAGGAGCGCCTTTGTCATCAAAGTATCCTTCATGAGTAATAGTAGTATTGCTAACACCGTTGTACTGTCGTACATTAGGTGCAATAAGTTGTGCAAAGTCGCCGTCAGTACTAATAATAACATGATTGTCATTAGGATGTGCTTGTACCCAGCCTGCAATCAAATCATCTGCTTCGAGCTGCGGATGCCGCATTACAGTACAGTTAGTCTTTTCACTAACAAAGTCTTTAAACTCGTCAAACAGTTCCCAGAACACAGTATCTTCTTCTTGCTGTGCAGGAGTAAGTGCATCACGAGCTACTTGCCGGTTACGCTTGTAAGGTTCATAATAGTCCTTGCGCCAGCTACGTCCTTCCAAACAAAATACAACATGATCTGCATTAAAGTCAGTCCATGCTTTCTTTACACTGTTGAGTGTAATATGAATTGCCATACCTGCCTTCGTGTCGATATCGCCACGCACTACGTGACGAGCTCTAAAGAAAGTGTTTGCTGTATCAACTAGTACATAAGTTGCCATTTAGTTCTTCTTCCACATATCGTTTCAATTCATGATCACCGATGCTGTCGGGAATCTCATTCTTATAGAAAAGTCTATAGCTGTCACTACCGTACTTCCCAATGCCATATAACATTGTAGCATCCTTTCCGTCCCATGTCAAGTAATCTTTTGACATTT